TGTTGACGCTCCAAAGGGCCTCGAGCCCTAGCCACGCCGGTCCGGTGGTCTCCATTACCGGACCTCGGCCCTGGTTGCTTTACCCTTTAGCAGCCAGGGTCTCATATTTTCAAACCGCCAGACACCCCGGACATCGGCCGACCCGACCCGACCCCGACTTAGCCCGACTTGGACCCGACCCCGACTTAGCCCGACCCCGACCGACCTTGGCTTAACCCGACCCGACCTCTGGCGACCTCAAACATCCCGACCAAGATCTCTGACTCACTGTCACACGACCAGAGCGGCTTTACACCCGACCCCGACCCAAGGTCCACGCCCCGAAGACCCGACTTCACTAACTCCCGACCATGGAGCCCGTCAAACAAATATAGGTGCGGGGATAAGAGGGGGTGTACTAAGTAGAAACTTACACCTCCCGATCTACAATAGGCGTAGTTCCAAGCGATTTGTTGGGCGGATATATTTATCGCGTTAGTTTTAGTAACTTTAAGTTCAACCCAGAACGGGATGGACTCTACACATATGTGAACGTCTGGAACGCCCCCGCCATAACGATTTTCAATCCGTGTGATGTTCCAGTTTGGGGGTATCTTTGATTTTATTCTGTTCCAAAGAAGTGTCTCTGGTTTCTGACTCATTTAGGACCTCATACTCTGCATCCACGAAAGCATGTGGATGTGACTTTCTAAGTTCTTCGAGCCTAGATTCTATCTCTTGGCGGTCCATATTTTCAATAGCGTGATAGTGATTTGTTTCTCTCCTATCAGTAGTAAGACCACCCAGAGCTGATCTAGTTTTCTCAGCATTGATTGCTGCGGAGAATTGACCGGCCTCCTCCGCATTCATAGACAAGTCTCTCAATCGTTTGAGCTGACCCATAAGAGTAACGCCGTAACGCTTCTCTCTGTCCTCTCTTAACTCAGTGATGTATTCGGCTACATGTGGGAACAAGCTGGCATCTAAAAGTTTAAAAGCTTGGATACGGGCGTTGCCATCTCTGTTGGAATACCCTGCTAACTTAGCGCAGCCGGCGTTGGAGTTAACGCCATCAACAAAATGTTTAGCAAATTCTTTCTGCCGATTAGTCAGCTTCCGCCCGTGGGCTTCTTCTATTTCTTCAGCTTTAGTATCAACACGTCTTTTCATAGGCCTCTATATACCATCAATTTCAAAAGAGAACATCATTATGTTAAAGATGAGATCCAACAACGGTTAGAAAAGTGTAACGAAAGGTATGTTTATGTAACGAACTGTAACGGGTACTGTAACGAGTAGTATTTAATACTACCAGTAACTTAACTACTGTTTTGAAGTACTGGTTACACTTTTACACTTTTTTACACCCATATTTTTATTTTAAAAACTTTTTTTTCAAATGAGCTGTATATAGTGACGACTGCGACGAGACCGTTATCCTTGGTCAATGAACCATGATCCGTCCCCCGGTAACCGTCCCCAATGATCTATGTAACATGGTAAAATAATCGTTGACATCGAAACCCCTGTGAATTAATGTCATAAATGTACCAAGAAAGTACACAACAAGTCGTCAACAACTACGGAGATTTATTATGTCGTTAGATTTTGAATACCAGCTTCCATCGGGACAGGTTGTTTTGGTTGAGGCAGAAGTTACCGAAGGAATGCGGGGCATGGCTCAGACAACTGAGTTTGCTGGAGAGCCTGACGAAGATCCAGTTATCGAATTACTTTCTCTGACCATTGAGGGTACGGATGTTGATCTTTACGGCCTTTGGTTCAGGAAGCCTTTTGCTACGGACATGGTCAATGTTCTTGATGACATTCAGGATCGAGCTTGGGAGGAATACAGTGACTGATAAGTATACAATTGAGCATAACTTTTCATACGGCTGGGATTTATTGAATGATCAGGAGCTGGATATTTATGACACGAGGGCGGAGGCTCAAGATGCTATTGACGAAATCGTGTATCAGATTGGTGACAGTGACTCAGAAGATTACAGGGTAAAGGAAATACTCTTAACATTAACAGATTGGGAATTAGAACAGGTAGAAGCATTTGCTACTTACATAGCTCAGTCGGTGGCACGGGCCGCAGTTTTACCGGAACCAGAAGGGTCTGACCTAACAGAACACGGTCAGGAAGTCTTGAGGAACGTGTGGATGTCCAAAGCTAATTATTATTTCGGAAAGCTGGAAGAAATTTTTAGGCCATCCGATCAAACGATTGCACGGCGTTATCTTACAGAATGAAGAATGCATCTCTTATAGGAAGGAGAGTTAACATGAATAACCAAGTCATTTCACTGTACGATTTTACGGGCGAAGCTTTGCGTCCATGGGCAGAGGCTGGGTATCAGTGTTTCGCTTACGATATACAGCATAATCCAAGTCCGATGGGTCCGATGCAACCGTCTAATTTTGAGCCCTTTGACGGTGGTGGGAATATCTTTTTCATCCACGCTGACTTATACGACCCTGAGACTTCGCTTAAAATTATCTCCCGTCATAACAACAAAGTCGTTTTTCTGTCGGCCTTTCCCCCATGCACTGATCTAGCGGTCAGTGGTGCTATGTGGTGGAAGAAGAAGGGCGAGGCTAATCCTGACTTTCAAAAGGATGCCGCCAGCCACGTTGAGCGGTGTGCCATGGTCGGTGATGCGTTTGACTGCCCTTACTACATAGAGAACCCCATTGGTGCTTTGACAAGGTTGTGGCGTAAGCCCGACCACAAGTTCGACCCGTGTGACTTTGGTGGCTACTTGTCAGAGGACGATGTGCATCCACGTTGGCCTGAGATCATTCCGCCAAGGGATGCCTACCGCAAGAAGACCTGCCTTTGGGTTGGCAATCGGTTCAAGATGCCTACTCACAGGCAGGTGGATCATGAGACAATGGTCTTTGACCGCAAGGATCCGAAGAAGGGAAAGAACTTCTCTCCCATTTCGGGGAAGACAGGTGGCAAGTCTGCGAGGACGAAGAACATCCGCAGCGCAACGCCACGAGGTTTCGCCAAGGCGGTGTTCTTCGCTAACGCAATGATGGAGAAAGACGGTGATCAGGACATTTGTTCATGGAACTACTTTAACCCTCACCGGCAGTTTGAGAACTGGATGGAATGCATGACCATTTCACAATTTAAATAAACCCAGAAAGGAGAGAGCTATGTTTATCGGAGCAAAATTTTATTTGAGAGAAGGCAAAGAAAGAGAAAGCACGTTGGGCTACAAGACTATTGAGATCAAGGAACGTGTTTTACATCATACGAAATGTTTCAATAAGGAATCTGAAGATTGGCCCCCGCATTACACAATTACTTCTTATGAATACATTTTTCAATGTCTGGTAAATGATGACGATACAGCTCAGATAATGGAAGAAGAACTTGAGTCTGAGATCACCCATGGAATTTATAGTTTGGGGAGAGAGGAATGAAAAAGACGTACAATCAGGAACAGGTTTCTATCCGGGTCGCTTGTCGTACCGACTTGAACAAGGCTCAAAAGTTAATGTCTGTGCGGATGGGTTTCAAGTTAACTCAGAACCAAGTTATTCAAAGACTTTTGAGGTTATACATAGAGGAGAAACCCAAATGAAGATATGTCACATATGCCATGGCAATGGATACTTGAGAAGGAAGGGTTTTGAACCAGCCGTTGATCCTTCAGCTACTGAGGTTGACGGTATATTGCAGAACGCCAACCCTAATATCAAACAATGCTATCGATGTAAATCGACAGGAGAAGTATCGAATGAGATCGGAACCGGATGAAACTGAAAACCAAGTTGATGATAGCAAGTTGTCGGCTTTTGACATTGAACCTGAACCAAAGAAAAGGAGAAAGAAGATGGGTGTAGAATTTTACGTGATGATTGCGTTGGGCAGCCTTCTTGTAGGTCTGTTAGCGAGTTAATGCTGAAGGTCTTGGACTTGTTCTCAGGGATCGGTGGCTTCTCGAGAGGTTTTGAGGCCACTGGTTTCTTTGAGACAATATCATTTGTAGAAAACGAACCGTACTGCCAAGCGGTGTTGAAGCACCATTGGCCCGAAGTCCCGATACTAGGAGATATAACAGATGTCAGAGGACCCGACCTCCCGACCCGACCCGATGTTATTTGCGGAGGATTCCCTTGCCAGCCCTTCAGCCAGGCGGGAAAGCAACAAGCTCAAGACGACGCCCGACATCTCTGGCCGGAAATGTTTAGGCTTATCCGGGAATGCCGGCCCACTTGGGTTGTTGGAGAAAATGTTGCTGGACTCATCCGATTGGGCTTGGACGAAGTACTCGATGACTTGGAAAGCGAAGGCTACTCCACAAGGACGTTTAATATTCCAGCTTGCTCGGTCGGAGCTCCGCACCTCCGGCAGCGGTTATGGATTGTTGCACACTCCGACAGCGAAAGCGAACCAGATGGCTCCTTCGATGGCAACGCGAGACAACGGCAGTTGGGGTTCGAGTTTGTGGCCGACTCCGAATGCAGGGGAGAAAGGGGGCGGAGAGTATCAAGATCCAGAAAAGATAATAGCAAGAATGAAGAAGGGCTATCAGAAAAATCTAGGGGACTTGGTAAAACTGTGGCCGACTCCGACAGGGATGACAGGGGGAGAGGGCGTAGCACCAAGTCATCTGGACGGAAGTCACGGATGGAGCATTGGAGCGGCGGCGAATGCAATCGATCCGAAGAGTGGTGGGAAGTTGAACCCTCAGTGGGTCGCCTGGTTGATGGGCTACCCAACCGAGTACCTCAACTCCGTGCCTTGGGAAACAGTATCATCCCGCAAATCGCGCAAAAAATAGCACAAGCAATAAAGGAAACGTATGATGTACATAAGTGAAAATTTTGATAGACTGATAGATAGAATAAGTTCTGCTAGGGACCAAGCTCGTGATCCTGAGTTCAAGATGATGTGGGATCATAAGCTAAGAGTTTTGCTCAAGGAAACATTGGGAAGTAAAGATTAGAATACTTACCGTACTCTTATTGTTACTGAGTGTTACAGCAGCCAAGGCTGATGATCGGATTTGTTTGGCCGAGGCTATGTACCACGAGGCCCGTGGTCAGGGAACCTTTGGCATGTTAGCTGTAGGCATCGTCATCAAGAACAGGGTTAAGCACTCTGATTACCCCAACACTATCTGTGGTGTTGTCAGGCAAGGCCGACACTGGAAAGGTGTTCCTATCCGCAATAGATGTCAGTTTAGCTATTGGTGTGATGGACAACCTGAGATTTTCCTAGAGAGAGAAAAATGGAAGAAGGCGGACAAGAAGGCCTGGGTGTCGTCTTTCAGGATAGCATATACTTTACTATCAACAGAGATTTATATTATTGGCTTGGAGAATGCTACTCACTACCACACGTACAGGGTCAACCCTACGTGGTCTAAGTCATTACAATTCTGTTCTAGGATTGGGGCTCATCTTTTTTACGAATAGCGTCTAGTTCATACCCCATGGCGACCAAAAGACTTTCAACCTTGTAGATTGAAGGTTCAATGATTTTACACTTCTCGTAGTTTTCAATGGTGCTTGATCCGACACCAGATAAAGAAGAAAGCTCGGTTCTGGTAAGTCCTGACTCTTTTCTTATATCTGATAATATTTTAGACCAATGTTCTTTTAGGTCGTTCATTTATTCTTGTCAGTGTTCTGTCACGTCAGACTTATCCCAATCATCTAGTAATCCATTATAAGAGGAATTATCGTCACCCTCCATAATACCTATGGTAGCTGTCATGAGTTTACTCATCATATAAATGACTTTATTTATTCCTACTTCAGCTACAGCAGTCTGTATGGCTAATCTAAAGAGAACAATGGCTTTTGATTCCTCTGATAGATTATCTTCTTTGATGACCGCCAGTGACATTTCTTCATAGAAATTATCTAGTAATTCTGTTTCCAACTCTGCTTTGTTCTCTTGAATTCCCATTTTACTTCTTTCCTCTTCCATAAGCTAATCTCAACTCAACATCTGTTGGGGCATTCTGAGCCATCTCAACCAAAAATGAAATCTGTTGAGCTGGGGAACGCTGGTTTTCTTTTGCCAATACCAATAACTTTTCCCAAGAGGGGATTGGAACAGCAACACTTTTGTATCGTTTAATATCAGGCATATCGTTATCCTTTATTCAGGTAGTTTAAGTTTCCATAAAATGTATGGCTCACCGCAGACATCGTCACACGTTTGAGCTGTAATGGACTCAGAGTTAGGATCAGGTGGAGATTTCCCGACATAATGCCAAGTGGCTCCTTGATCCATCTGTTCTTCGGCAGTATCAAAAAATTGTTTGTTATCGGTTACAAATAGACTGCCAACTGCAATCATAAAAACTAAAATTAATTCCACAATACTTCTCCTTTTCTATGTTCTCTTTAATTTCTGTAGCGTCTTCCAGCTTATCACTGAGGTTAGAGGCTGCTTAAACCGGACTTCGTCAAAGACTCTCCCGTCCATGACTTTATGAAAATGTTCTTCTCGAGCATCTACCCCCTTGATATGATCGGGCCATCCTCGATTAATCTTCTGGGCTTTCAAGCCGCCAAGCTTTGAAGATCTTGGTTGAAACCCCTGTTTCTTTTGAGACATCATTATATTAATTCTCCTCTCATGTAAGCCACGCTTTTAATTCTTCGCCCATAACGGTAGATGCAATATCCATTTTGTTACGAAGTGCTTTAACGATCTTCTCGTCAATAGTTCCCTCAGATATAAAGTCGATGTAGGTGACATGGCCTGTCTGACCAATTCTGTGCGCTCGGTCTTCCGACTGCATACGAACAGCCAAGTCAAAACTGTTGGCAAAATAAATAACAGTGTTGGCTGCGGTTAATGTAATTCCATAACCACCAGTTTGAGGATTACCAATAAAGAACCGTGCGTCACCATTCTGAAACTGCTCAATAGCATCGACACGTTCATCATCTTTGGTGTCACCAAAATAAGATACCGTGGAACCTGGGCCATGGGCTTTGGTCAGGGCTTCGGTAATACGCTTCACGTCATACCTGAAGCGCGACCAGATTATAGCTTTACCTTCGACCTCTTCGAGGCAGTCCATTAGTTCGTTTATTCTATTGTCTTTTATTTCTACGAACTCACCACTGTCTGATTTTATGTGGCCTGACAAAACCTGTTGCATCCTGAGAAGCTGGGTCATGACATTGTTGGCCGTCATGAACTCATCATCATCTATGTGAGCCATGGCAAATTCCTTGAGCTCCGAATAGATTCTTTGTTGATCGTCTGTGAGGGAGATGTTCCGCTGCGTATAAATCTTTGCAGGTAGATCAAGACATTCATCTTTCGTGATACGGCTTGAGAACCCTTTAAGAAGTACGCTAAGGTTCTCAAGGTTTCGGTAACCTACGATACGATTAAACGAATGTGACCCAACGTGTTGTTTCTTCATGATGCAGTATCGATATTGAAACTGAAAGAAGTTATCTCCGCATTCTCCCAAGAACGTCTTGTCTAAGAATCTGCACTGGCTCCAGAGATCCATAGGCGATTGAGTAACAGGAAAACCTGTCAGGATACGCTTGTACTTTGCCTGGTCACCGATTTTAATAAGAGCCTTGGTTCTACCGGCCTTGGGCGATTTAATCGCGGTTGATTCATCAACCGCCAGCAACGCTTCGGAAGAATTTAATAGAGCCGTGAGATACTTGCGGCCTTTCGGGGATGAGAGTGCCTCAACATTCATAACAAGAACCCTGAGAGCCTCTGAAGGCTCCAGAAGGTCCTCTAAAATATTACGTTCTGACTTATTAGCTCCAGACTTCCAGATAGCAATAGTTCTATCGATATCATCAGGCATATGGATGGGTATTTCTAGATTAGCCCAGTTGCGATAAACACCCTTGGGGGCCACAACTATGAAGGTGTCGATCTTGCCCAGTTGGAAAAGTAACGAGGCGTTATCGATGCAGACTTTTGATTTGCCTGTACCCATTTCCATGAGATATGCCCAATTAACTTTGTCCCAAGACTTGCGTAAGACATCATCCTGATGGTCGTAGGGCTTTGTCTTGTATTCGTATTTCATTACCATGGTTTTGGAAAATAAACTAAAACTTTCCAATTGACAATCCTTTTTTGTCTGTGTAGACATGTGGTTAGAAAGTGATCAGAGCTTTTAACCTGACGAGGATGTACGTTTTCAGTAGTAGGTAGAAGAATGGCCGTTTACGTTACCCAAGAAAATCCCCGTGTTGACATAGTTTCAGCAATCAAGTATGGGGATTTAATCCCATTAGCATCACCGTTTGATCAGGTTCATTTAAACCCAGGAAGAATTGTTGCGTCTATGCGACGTAAGCTTCGTGGGTTTAATGACGATGATTGGCTGTTGTGTATGGGTGATCCGGCCATAATCGGAATCGCTTTCGCAATTGCCGCAAGTGCAAACCATGATCGTGTAAACCTTCTGAAGTGGGACAAGATGGAAAGGACCTATTATCCCGTTAAGGTTAGTTTACGTGGTGGTGGCATTGAGAACTTAAACCCTGACGAGGAGATACGTTGATGAGTAAAGAAGAAATATGGGACGCAATCGAGGCTGACTCTTCGGCCTTTGATGCTTTTACAGCGGAAGGCGGCGGAGAGTTATCACAAATGATCCGTGTCGTCTCGGACATAAATAAAAGCGTTAAGGCTGCTGAAGAATCATTAAAGTTACTAAAGAAAAACCGTGATCGATACTTGTACGAATTTATTCCGGCAAAGTTTTCTGAGATGGGAATAGACAAGGTTGAAGTGGACGGCAACAAAATATCTTTACGAAGTTTTGTTTCTGGCACGATGCCTAAAGATCCTATCGCTAGAGAGGATGCTCTGAATCATCTTCGTGAAATCGGGGCAGGTGACTTTATTAAAAATGATGTCAGCATCTCTTTTGGTGTTAGTGAGGACAACCGAGCAAAGTCCTTAGTAGTTGACCTTGAAGATAAAGGATTTGACACATCTTCAAAGACCTGGGTCGAACCCATGACATTGAAAAAATTGATCCGTGAACGAGTTGAATCGAACCTAGAGATAGATCTCGACATATTTAACGCACACGTTGGACAAGTAGCAAAGATTGAAGGAAAATAGAAAATGAGTAAAGCACCTAAAAAAGAAAATACACTTCCCGCAGACCTAGCAGCGGCTTTCAAAGAAGATGCTGGAATGGGTCTTGAAGACGTAACAACAAGTGATATGCAGATACCGTTCCTGCGTATCATCCAAGCTTTAAGCCCACAACTTAAAAAGAGTGACCCAGCCTATATTGAAGGGGCTTCTCAGGGGGACATATTTAACACGGTGACCAACAAAGTTTGGTCTGCTGATGAAGGCGTGGCGGTACTGCCTGTTCACTTCGTGCAGAAGATGCTGGAGTTTGTACCAAGATCCGCTGGCGGTGGCTTTGAGGGAGAACTTTCTGCCGATAGTAACGATGTCAGACAGGCCGTTCGAGACAAAGATACAGGCATGGAAGTATTGCCTAACGGTAACGAGTTGGTTCGTACAGCTCAACACTACATCAAGATAATCCATGAGGATGGTTCTATTGAAAGCGCAATCCTGGATATGAAGAAGACGCAACTAAAAGTGTCTCGAAAATGGAATACCTTGATCGCCATGCAGAAGCACAATGGCTCAACCTTGCCGAGCTTTGCAAACTCCTACCGGCTTACGTCAATAGAGGACGGTAACGACAAAGGTAGCTGGTATTCTTGGTCTGTTAAACTGGGAGCTCCTATTCCAGATATGGACACTTATCACGAATGTAAAGAACTCCACATCAGCATCAAAAAGGGGGAGTTACAGCTTGCTGCAGCTCCAGCCGATTTGATGGTGGAGGATCAGTCCTCCTCCGAAGAAGTGCCGTTCTAGGTTGGGACTGCGGCCCTCTCGTCTGCACACGAGAGGGCCACAATTCTTATGGAGAATGTAGCAGAAATATTCCTTCAGTTATTTGGAGGCTATGGCAAGGCCCATGGACAGAC